TTAACAGATTTTACAAGGTCGTTTACTGTTCCAGCAAGTGAAAACAACAACATCTTATTTAAGCATTATTACAACGCTAATATAGATAATACATTTGATGCACGCACTAAAGTAGGTGGTCGCATTGAGTTGGATGGTATGCCTTTTAAATATGGTAAGTTCAGACTTGAAAAAGTAAGCGTAAAAGGTGGAAACCCTTACGCTTATACTATTCAATTTTGGGGTAATTCTGTAAACTTAAAAGACACTATTAAAAATGATGAATTAAGTGTATTAGATTTATCAGGATATAATCACTCATACAGCTCTGACAATGTTAAAACTGGTTTAACAAGTGGCTTATTTAGTGGTAATTTAGTTTATTCTTTATTTAGTAAACGACAATATTATTATAATGGAAACGGTTCAGACCCTGTTCAAACTCCTACACTTTCAAACATAGCTTTTAATAGTGGAGGTGTTACAGGCTTGGTTTGGAATGATTTAAAGCCAAGCATAAGTTTATTGCCTATTATTGAAGCAATAGAAACAAAATACAATTTAAGTTTTAGTAGGGATTTTTTCGGACGTGAAGAGTTTACAAAATTATTTTTATATCTAAACACGGAAGCTACTCAAAGTGTAAATAGTATTTCTCAATTAATAAATTGGAACGGTGGAAGTAGTGTTTATGTAAATCAAACAACAGACACTTTAACACTAGAAACAGGTAGTAGTACAGGTTCTTATATAGTTGATATTATACCATCTTTAGGTTTTGAAAATATACCATATAAACTAAACACGTTTAATAATGGCGATGCATTTACTAGTAATGAGTATGTAGGAACATCTCAAACTATTAAAAATGGTTTACAAAATGATACTTTTAATATTCAATTTTTTATTGAGGCATCAGATAGTTTTTCATACACGGCTGTATTAAGAGCAAAAGATACTTTTTTAGGAACTTATGAATCAACAACCGCAAGTGTAAATAGTTTTTCACAAGTTTTTAATACAGGTGCAAATTTACCAAAAATTAAAACAATGGACTTTTTAAGAGGTTTGTTCCAAATGTTTAAATTAATTGTAATAGCACAAGATGATGGAACAATTTATGTAAATACTATTAATGACTATTACGCAGAAGGGAAACTAATAGACTTGACAGACTATGTGAACTCAAACGATTACGACGTAGAGAGAGGTAAACTATTAAATCCTATTACTTTTAAATTTCAAGACCCTACAACGTTATTAAATACACAATTTGAAAGCAATACGGGGCAAGGGTACGGAGATGAAGAGTTAATTTTAGAAGATGAAGATGGGAACCAATTAGACGGAGAAAGTTTTGAGGTTTCTTTACCATTTGAACAATTAGTTTATGAAAGGTTATTGGATATTAACGATAATTCAAATACGAATATAATGTATGCGGGTGTTTTTGATGAAAACATTGAAGGAGTAAATCCTAAGCCACATTTATTTTATAATCAAAACGTTTCAATAGGAAGTAAGACGATAGGTTTTATTAATGACGTAGGAGCTAAAGAAGAATTGAGTACTACTTTAAATGTTCCAAGTCACACTTTAGGTTTTGAAAGTCCTCAATTTAGCACCATTTTTGGTAAAGAGTTCAATGAATGGGACGGAAATATTATTAGTAATACTTTATATTCAAACTATTACAGCGATTATATTACTTCGGTGTTTAACATTAAGAAAAGAAGTTTTAAATACGAGGCGTTTATACCTTTAAGGCTTCAATTAAAAATGGGTTTAAACGATGTTATACAAATTAAAAATAACTATTACAGAATTGAAAACTATATATTTAATTTATTAAGTGGTAAAACAACTCTTAATTTAATAAACTCATTTGATAATACTTTGAATGGATTTAGTGCGGATAGAACAAACATAACCGTAAACTATGCAGAACAAACAGAGAGTATCTATGTAACAAATGGTGGTAATTTTAGTTTTAATAAAATAGATGCAGGCTTTGGCACTTCTTGGGTAACGGTAACAAGCACCGGAAATAATGTTTACTTTGCTTTTGACCAAAATTTAACAGGTTTATTAAGAGTTATGCAAGTTGAAGTTCAAAATACAGAAACTTTGCAAACAATTTTAGTTACTTTAAATCAAACAGACGGAGCAGTAATAACAGCAGATAATAATGTAATAACATCAGATAGTAATTTAATAACAGCAGATAATTCAATTTAAATATGGCACAACAAATAATAGGAATAGGAGCAAGCGCAAACGATGGAACAGGCGACCCATTAAGAACAGCGTTTGATAAATGTAATGACAACTTTACCGAGTTGTATGGTGTAACAGATATTGGAACAACAGCAAGCACAACAGCTCTAACTTCAGGAGATTTAGATACTGCTTTTCCATCGGCTCAAAATGGTTTTAGAGTTCAAGCGTTAAGCATGTTACCAAACCCTTTAATTTATACAAAGGTTTCTGGAGGTTGGGTGTCAGCAGTAATAACAATATTATGATAGCACAAATAATAAGAACACTACAAAGTAATGAGTTTTACGGAGCTGGAGAATTTACCGAAATTGCAAAAGGTAAAAACGAAATAGTTACTAATTGGAAAGGTGCTAAAAGAAAAATTAAAAGGATTTTAAAATCTAAATAGATGGCTATAGTTAAAGAGATAGAAATAAAAGTACAACAAGCGCAAGCAATTAGCGATATAAATAAGTTGTATAAAAAACTTACTGATGTAGATAGCCAAAACGAAAAGGTAATTGAAAGCGCTGAAGAAATTGGAAAGACTTATGAAGAAACTTCAAAAGAAGCAGTAAGTGGAATAGATAAACAAAGTAAAGCAATGAAAGGCTTAACTGTTGTTTCTGGAGGTGTTAAAAAAGGCTTTGATGCAATAGGTACAGCTTTCAAGGCAATGGGTATAGGTTTACTCGTTGCTTTAGTTGCTAAACTTACACAGGTACTTTCTGAAAATCAAAAGGTTGTTGACTTTGTGAGTACTGTTTCAACTGCATTTTCAATAGTTATAAATGATTTAATAAATAAGTTTTCAGATATATTCGCTAAGATTTCAGAAGCAACAGGCGGTTTTGATGCACTTGGAAAAGTTGTTAGCGGTGTTGTTAATGTTGCTTTCAATGCTTTAAAAGCTACTGTTTTAACATTACAAGCTGGATTTGCTTCTTTAAAATTAGCATACGAAAAGGTATTTGGAGATGACAAAGGTGTTTTAAAAGCACAAAAAGACCTTGACGAAATAGGTGTTAAACTAAAATCAACTGCTAACGACACAGCTAAACAAGCCAAAAAAATATATGATAATGTTGGCGAAGCGGTTGGAGAAGTTGTAAATGGTGTTTCTATTTTAGCTAAAGACGGTATTAAAGCTATTAGTGAGGTTGATGCAAAATCAGCATATTCGCAAGCAGAAGCAATAACAAGAAATAAAAAGAACTTTGAATTATTAGCACTTCAACAAGCAAGGCTTCAATTATCTTTTCAAAATCAAGCTGAACTTGAAAGACAGGTAAGAGATGACACAAGTAAAAGTTTAGATGAAAGAATAAAGGCAAATGATAATTTAGGCAAGATATTAGACAAACAATTTCAAGCAGAAAAAGCCACTATTCAAGCTCGTATCTCTGGACTACAACAAGAGCAAAGTTTATTAGGTTTTACTCAAGAAAGGTATAATGAAATTTACCAACTTCAAACTGATTTAATAGATGTTGAAGAAAGATTAAACGGTGCAAGGTCGGAACAATTAACAAACACAACAGGACTTTTACAAGAGCAAACAGATTTAATTCAAAGTAAGTACGACACTGAAAGAGAATTGAGAGAAAATCAATTAGCTTTTGAGGCTGAACAAGCAGAAACAGAACTTGAAAAATTAGAGTTAGAAAAAATAGCCTTAGAAGAAAAGAAACAAGCAGACTTAGAAGAGTTAGAACGTAAAAGATTATTATACGAAGAAGATACTCAAAACAGGCAAGATGCTGAAAACGAATATTTATTAGCTAAACAAGAAACTGACAACCAAATAATTGCAAACGCTAAAGCTACAGCCGCAGAGAAAAAAAGAATAGATGACGAATCAGCAGAAAAAGAAAAATTCCAAGCAGAACAAGTAAAGCAAGCTAAAATAGCTATTGCTGGTCAAACGTTAGATTTATTATCAAGTTTAGCAAAAGAAGGAAGTGATTTAGCTAAAGGCGTAGCTGTTGCACAAGCTATTATTGATACTTATAAAGGTGCTACTTCTGCTTATTCGGCAATGAGTGGGATTCCAATTGTAGGACCTGCATTGGGTGCAGTTGCAGCAGGTTTAGTTGTAGCCAGCGGTTTAGCAAACGTAAAGAAAATATTATCCACTAAGCCTGTAGAGAAAAGCGCAGGAGGTGCAAATGCTTCAACACCTGCTGCTCCAACTGCACCAAGTTTTAATTTAGTACAAGGAACAGGAAGCAACCAAATAGCAGAAAGTTTAACAACTGAAAAACAACCTATACAAGCTTATGTGGTAGCTTCAAATGTAACAAGTGCGCAAGAGTTAGACAGAAATTCAGTAAGCGAAGCAACAGTATAGAAAAAATTTATAGTAATTTTTGTAACAAATAGTAATAAATTTAGTTTTAATAATATATGAAAACATACGAAGCAATTTTTAACAATGAAGTAAGCGGTGTTTATGGGATTTCTTTAGTAGAAAATCCAGCGATGGAAGGTTTATTTATTGCTTTAAATAAGCAAGAGGAAGTTCAATTTAAAGAAGTTAACAAAGAGCAAAGGATTTTAATGGGTTTAGTTTTAGAACCTAACAAGCCAATTTATAGAAACCAAAACGGAGAAGAATTTAACATTACTTTTTCTGAACAAACTATAAAAGATTTAGCTTATAACTTCTTTAAACAAAGCCACCAAAAGAATAGTACAATAGAACACGATACAAAGCAAAAGATTGCAGGTGTTACGTTTGTCGAAAGTTGGATTGTTGAAGATAGCGCAAAAGATAAAAGCGCAAACTTTGGTTTTAATTATCCAAAAGGTAGTTGGATTGCAACTATGAAAGTTGACAGCGACGAAATTTGGAACAACTTTGTAAAGAGTGGTAAAGTACAAGGTTTTAGCATTGACGCAATGCTTTCATTGAAAGAAGTAAATTTAAATTCAAATATAAATATGTCAAATCAAATTGTAGAAGCTATACAAAAAGGTTTTGAAATGGTTTTTTCTAAAGATAAAGAGGAAGTCAAAGTAGAAATTAAATTGGGTAGCGTAAATTCAAAAGATGGTTCTATTGCTTTCGAGTACGAAGGAGAAGAGTTAGCTGCTGGTGTTGCTGTATGGGTTACTATGGATGATGGTGCAAGGATGCCACTACCTGTAGGAGAACACGAAACAGACGATAATAGAGTAATCGTTGTTGCAGAAGAAGGAATTGTTGCAGAGGTAAAAGACGCTATGGTAGAAGAAGAAGCACCTGCTGATGTACCTGCTGAACCTGCTCAAATGGCACAACCTCAAAACAATATTTCAGAAGCACAAGCTGGAGAAATTGCAAACGCTGTCAAATCTGTTTTAATTAAGTATTCAGAAGAATTGGAAATTGTAAAAGCTGAACTTAAAAACGCTAAAGAAGAAATTGTAAAATTATCAGAACAACCAGCAGCAAAAGCACCTAAAAGCGCACCTGCACAAGTTGGAACAAAATTAACATTAACACAAAGAATTAATAATAAATTATAACTATGGCTACAACATTAAATGTAACAACAAACTTTGTAGGAGAAGTTGCAGGAGAGTATATTGCAGAAATGATTAAAGAAGCAAATACTATTTCTGAAAACTTAGTAACTGTACTACCTAACGTAGTATCTCCACAATTATTAGAAAAGTAGAAACAGCAGCGGGATTCGTTGACTATTCGTGTGGATTCACTCCAGCGGGTTCTGTTACTTTATCAGAAAAAGAATTAGCGCCTAAAAAAGTTAAGTGGGATTCAGAATTATGTAAAGAAGATTTTAGACAGTTATGGACTGCTTCACAAATGGGATTCTCTGCTCATAATGATAACTTACCAGCAACAGAACAAGCGGCTATCTTAGCTGATATGGGAAGACGTATCGCAAGAAAAGTTGATGTAGATATTTGGGAAGGCGACGGAACAACTGGAAATTTTAATGGTTTAATTCCTGCTTTATTATTAGATGCTGACGTTATTGATGTTGCTACGCCTGTAGCAATTACTTCTGCAAATGTTGAAGCTGAATTAGCTAAATTTATCGATGCTATTCCTGATGAAGTTATAGGTTCAGCAGGTTTAGTGCTGGGAGTTTCTACAAATGTATTAAGAGCATTAAAGAAAATTCAAGGTTCATTTGCAAGAGCAAACGGAACATTTGCAAACCCTTCTGAATTTGATTTTAACGGATATACTTTAACTGAAATTAAAGCGTTAAATGCAAATACTATGGTTGCTTATGATAAGAGCCAAGTGTTTTTTGGAACAGGTTTAACTGCTGATTTTAACGAAATTAAAATCAAAGACATGGATGAAACGGACTTATCTGGTACTGTGAGAATGAAAGTTGTATTTACAGGAGGCGTTCAATATGCTTACGGTGGAGAAATCGTACTTTACAGAGCATAATTAATAACAAATAAGGGCTATTAATTTAGCCCTTTTTAAAACCTTAAAAAATATGGCGTGTGATATTACACAAGGAAGAGTAAAAGCGTGTAAAGATGGTGTTGGAGGAAACTCTAAACTTTATCTTTTCAATGGCTTAGAAGATTCCTTTACGGTTGTTGATGGTGTTGCTACCGCAGTAAACCCATTACTAACGGAGGCTTTTGAATATGAACTTGAAGGAGATGGAAATATTTTTGCAGAAAATAAAGTATCTGACAGAAATACAGGAACTTCAATTAATACTCAAACGCTTACTATTGTTTTGAAAAAAACAGATGCAGCTACAAGTGCAGAATTTAATTTATTAACTGCTGGTTATCCAATGGCAGTAATAAAAACAAGAAATGGAGAATACAAAGTTGTTGGTATTGATGATGCAATCGATTTTACTGTAGATTCTACTACAGGAGGAGCTAAGTCTGATTTAAACGGATATACTTTAACAGGTGTTGCAACGTGTAAAGATTTTGCACCAAGTTTAGATTCTGCAACTATTACAGCATTTTTAGCTTTAGTATAGTATTTCTTTTTTATT